AAAGAAGTTGAGGGTGCAAAAGAAAAAATAAAAGAAGATAAAATCTTGGAAAGTATCGGTGATACATTTACAAAAACACCATATACAGGAAGAGATGTTTATGTTGCATTGTCAAAAGCATTTGGCGGTGATAAAGGTGCATCTGAATTTTTAAACTCAACTGGTGTTAAGGGCATTACATATGATGGATATACAGATGGACGATGCTATGTAGTGTTCGATGATAAAGCAATTAAAGTCATTGAAAAGTACAACCAATCTATAAATGGCATGACAGAAATCATGAAAGATGGTGAACGCATTATCAGCATTTTCAAAACCGCAGATAGAAGTACATTCTTACACGAAATGGGGCATGTATTCTTTGATGATATTCAAAAATTAGCATCTATGGAAAACGCACCTGAGCAACTTGTAACAGATTGGAACAAGTTGAAAGAGTGGAGCGGTTGGGTTGATGGTGAAAACGTAGACAATACCAAAGCACACGAGAAGTTCGCACGAGGTTGGGAAAGCTACTTGCGAAGTGGTGAAGCACCAACAAGTGCATTGCAAAGAGTATTCCGTCAATTCTCCAAATGGCTAACATACATTTATCGTAGCGTTCAACGATTAGGTGGTGAAGTACCATCTGATATTAAAGATGTAATGGCGCGTATGATCGCAACCCAAGAGGATATTGAGGCATACGCAGAGCAACAACAACTTGAACAGTTTGAGAAAACCGAACTCTATAAGCAACTTTCAGAACAAGACCAAGCACGTATGCAGTCCTATATATCTGATGTAAAAGAAAAAGCAAAAGAACGTGTGATGCGAAAACTCATGAAAGAACTTGATAATAGACCTATCAAGGAATGGGAAGAAGAAAAAGATGCAATACAAGGCGAAATCGAAAACCGATTGATTGAGCAATATCCTATCTATAAAGACCATCAACGATACAACGCATTTGGTGAGATTGCTTTTGAAAAAACACAATACAATTCTATTGAAGAGTTAGAGAAAGCGGAAGTAGAACAAACTGGTGCTACATTTAACGATGCTATCAATCAAGAAATGCGTAATGCGAAAGCAGAGTTTATGCGTGATAACAATGTAGGCAAAACTAATGAACAAATTGCAGAGGAAATCTTACTATCTACCCAAGGTCAAATGAAACTCACCGAAGAGGAAAGTAAGATTATTCAAAAGTCTACTAATCGTGAATTAGCGAAGAACTGGGAATTATTAGAACGTATTCGTAAGTTAGATACTAACGCAGAAAACATCGATACAGAGTTAGACGAAATCGAAAAAGAGGTTAAACCTACTAAGTACGATGAGTTAAAATCTGATAAGAAAAAAGTAGATGCTGCTTTGACTGATACTACT